CGGTCAGGCACACCCAATCCTCGTTCGAGATAGCGTCTTGGGTGTTAAACAGCGTTGGCTTGAACCCGGGTGTGCCCAGATACTTCTGTTCCCGGCCCTCTGGTGCTCGTAGAAGCCTGAACTTGATTCCCCGGACTGACCACACACCCGAGGGGCTTCGACGCCAGTACGGAATGCTGAGCCGGTGCTTGTACATGTCGTGGCCGATCTCCGGCTCAACGACGTAGCCAAGGCGGAACCGTTCGACCTGTTCTAGATCGAAGCCCCGACTCTCCAAAAACGGGACGGCCGGTGAATCGGGCAGGGACCGAGCGTATTTCTTGGCCGCTGTCAGTAGCGAGTTCATCACGGATTCGCTCGGCCTCACGGGCAGACACCCCTTCCTCGTTCATGATGATAGTGACGGAGTTGCCCCGGAACCCACAAGCCTGGCACCGAACCGCGTCGTACTCAAGACTGATCGCGGCCGAAGGCCGGTCTTCATCATGGCTTGGGCATAGACATTTAGTCCAGCCCCGATCCCGGATACGGTTCGGTGGCTGCCAGGATGGGAAAAAGTGGGATAGTACTGGAACGATCACCTGTTACCTTTCTAACGTAATATCCGAAATCGTGATATCGAATCACATCAGAGAGGTTCAGCCTCCTGTACCCATGAAAGATCCAGCCGGACTCAGGTTCATCCCGAGCCCGGCCGAAGCTCCATAGTTCGTACTCAGTCACGCGCCCATGCGGGGAGATCCTGTTCCCGGAGATACGTGTACCCGGAGTCCAGCACGTGCTCGCGGGACGTGTAAGCCTTGCTCCAGCCCGGTTCGTACTCGCGGGTGTATTCGCCCACCTTCTCACCTTTCCGGTACCGCCAGATCCACTCGTTTCCGTTCCCGTCCCCATCCGAGAAGTAGTCGTACGGGTCGTCCTTGGACTCGGGCGTGTCCGGGTTGTTCAAGCCCCCGAACATCTGGTGTGTAGCGTCCACACCCAGCTTGAACCCTTCGAGAGCGCCACTGAACAGACCCGGGGTCAGAATCGAATCCGGAACCGGAACGCCCCGGTACAGAACATCGAAGTCAGTCATCTTCCATCTCTTTCTTGACGTCGTCGTAGATTGGGGTTGTCTCGGTATCCGGGTCAGAGACCGGCCAAGTCACGAGATCTCCTGGACCCAGTCCGGCAATTCCTCGAACCGGATTCCCCGGTACCCAGCCTGGGCCATGTATTCCCGACTGATGTCTTCACCCGTAGAACTCCACGGCCCGTACCCGTTCAGAAACTCACTAGTGCGGGTGTCGTTCCCCTTGATCCGACGGAAATAGGCCGAGTCGGAATGCGGGTTTACCTCATCCACGAAGTAACTCCACGGGGTCTCGCCATGCAGCTCGGAGTCGACCGGCTCCGGTCCGCCCAGGAACTTGGCGAACTTCTCCGCGTACTTGGTGATCTCGTACGGCTCGATCGTTCCGGATTCGAACACGCGCATGGCGAGCTCCAGCGCCCTGCTACGATCCAGGGCTTCGCTAAGTTCAGACATGGTTTCCTCTCAGGGGTTCTCAGTGTGGATGATCATGTCGCCGTCATCGTCAAGCTCGACATCGGTGATCCGGAATACAGACGTTCCGGTACCGACATGGACGTACACGTTGTTGCTGCTGGCCCGGAGGTCATCAACGGCCCGGACAAACTCGTACAAGCTGAGCGGCTTCGGAGGCTTCTCCAGTTCCATCACACCCTCCCGTCACTGATCATAACCGCAAAATTCACGGTCTCTGACACGTTGTGTTCCGGATGCAAGGTCCGGAGAGCTTCGGCAATGCTGGGCACGTCGAACCCGTATACCCGAGTAGAGAACCGGCCATTGGAACGGATCACGGTTCGCACCGTCGTGATCGGAATCCCCATAGAAACCATCTGGGCTCGGATCACCTGTGACACACTTGCTGTTTTCATCACACCCCCGTCCGGGATGCTTCGTACGCGGCACGACGTTCGATCCGATCCTGACGACGCCGAGCCTTCTCAGCCTTCTTCTGAGCCTTGTTCCGGCGCTTGGTCGTGGCCGTACCCGCGTAGACGTGCTTGCCGAGCCGGTTCAGGGCCCCGAGGATGGTTCGGCCGTACACGGATTCACGGTGATCGTTCTTGTCCGGCTGAACGTCCGGACCGTTGCCCCAAGCCTCATCCGAGACCGGCTCGGTACCGGCCGGAGTCTGGTCCGGGATGATCAGTTCCGCCATGCCCGCCAGGGGCTCCGGACGGTTCACGCCTGTCGTGGTCTCCACGTCCGGAAGGTTCAGCTCGGACACGTCCTCGACCGCCTGAACCAGGACAACCCGCTCCATGTCGACTAGGGTGACCTTGCCGGTGTTGTTCGACTGAAGGAACACAACCCGAGTCAGCTGGTCGAGGAACACGGTGTAGTCAACCTTGCCGCTCTTGCCGATTCGGACCTGGTCACCCTTGCGGTAGTAACGCATTTTCTTGTCCCTCTCTCGTTCTTTGCTGGTAAGGACCACGTTACGGGGCGGCTCCGGCTTGAGTCAACCAGAGCCGCCCCTTCGGCTCAGCGCCAGTGAAGACCGTTCTTGATCCGGTTCTCAACCCACCGGTCGTACTGTCGGACGTAGACCGGGTCGCACGGCCATGTCGGCGGGTGCATCAAGAGATCCACCGTGGCCGGAGTGTTGCTGGGCTTCGGGGCGATCTCGATCCATTCCACGGTCTTGACCTTCTCGCCCTGAGCGTTGTACAGGTCTTCGCTGAACTTCACCATCGTGGTCCCCTTCGTTGCTGATACGACCAGTCTGCTCTAGCCCCGAAGCCGTGTCAAGACTTTCCTGGCCGGAGGAGATAACAAATACCTAACGGCCCGGAGCAGAGCCGCGACCGAATCTCGGAGATGGCCGAGCACGTACCGATTGCAATGGGTGCAGAGCAGACCCCGGACCTCGCCGGTCTTGTGGTCGTGGTCGACACTCAGCTTCTTCGTGGCTCCGGTAGCTCGCTGGCAGATCGCACAGACACCACCCTGGGCATCGTAGATCGCCTGGTACTCGTCAGCCGTGATCCCGTACGTCTTCAGGATTCGCTGGCCATGTTTCTCGTTCCGTACACGATCCCGATACTGTCTGTGATGTTCCGCGCAACGGGGCCCAGGACGCCGTACAAGCCGCGTAACCCCTTCCGGGCAGTCCTTACACTGACCCTTCACGGGACTCGGCTGTACGGCCTTCCTACGGGCCATTACGGCGTCTTCTCGATCAGCGACTTCAAACCGGCCCAGTACTCCAGTTCCACCACGATGCTGTCCAGCTCCCAGGGGTAGGACCGGACCCGGAACAAGCGAACCGATTCAAACCCAAGCGAGCGATTGAACTCAAGTCCACACCACCGTTCCAGTTCATGTTTCCGAGGAAAGGACGCGAGCGGGACCCCGTTCTTCTTTGAAGTAGCCAGATACGTGTAGCTCATTCTAGCTCCCTGTCCTTACACACCAGGAACACCAAAGTCAATCCGCATACGATCAGAAGAACCGCGTAAACCAAGATCGCCCAACCCGGGCCGGTGAACGATGTCCAAATCAACCCGATCAGGCTCAGCAACATCCCAACCACGTTGAGGGCATACGCCCACCACCTAACAGTCACGACTCGACCCCGTCCGGCAGATCCTCGGCCCGGATCACGGCCCAGGACACCCCAGGCGTTTCGATGTCTGTATACGCGTAGATCTGAACCGCGAGCGGGAACGATCGTTGCCACTTGCCGGAATAGGTCAAAAGTTCCGTACCGACACCATCACTGCTCCGGAACCAGAACGGGCCTTCCAGATCACTATGCTCATCTGTTGCCTTGAAGTATTTCATACCATCCTCTCAGTCTGGATCTTTGATCGTCATGGTCGAGCCTTCGAAGTCTAGCAACGCGTACCGGCGCCCGCTTGGGTCGGCCCGTCCACCTCGGTTCTTGACTACCGAGATGCCAAGCTGTGCATCGTCCGGCCGGAACAACGTCAGAACCTGTGGTGGGACCCGGGTGATCTGGCCCTTGACCCCCGACAACGGGATCGGATCAAGCCCGTCGTTGTACTGACCGAGCGTGTGGTGAAGCCCGATCACACATGTCTGGGTGTTCCTGGCCATGGTGTTCAGATATTCCATGAACGTCTCAAGGCCACCGAAAGGATTTTCCGCGTTGTCCGCAGTCCCGTTCTGAACATTCGTGACATTGTCGACCAAAGTCCAGAACGGATACTCGCCGTATAGTTCATCAAAGGCTTCCATCGTGGTGTTGATCGTGTCTAGCGTGGGCGAGGCATCGTAATTGAACCGGATCGGGATTCCGGCCATACGATCGGCCAGATCCTTTTCCGATTCTTCCAACAATCCTCGCGCGAACCGTTCCCCTACTTTCCGGTCCTCGCCAGTCTCCATGCAGAAGGCACGAGTCGATTGCTCGAACGCGTCCGAGTCCGCGCTGAAGACCATGCCCGGAACCTTGAACCGAAGACCGCAAGCCAGGCCGAGCGCGGATTTACCCGTGCCCGGCCCAGCCACGATCAAGACGAACCCACCACGGCGGAACGTAAAGCCGAGTTGATCGAATGCCCGGAACGGGGCTGGCAATGGTTCACCAGCCGAGCCCCTGACTCGTCTTGATTGCCCGATCGTGTAGATGCTACACGCCCCAAGACACGTCGTTGTCGATGATCCGGCCGAGCTGAGCCAACGTCAGGCCCAGGATTACGTCATCATTCAGCGACGTGTACCGGGAAAGCTCCGTCTCCGAAAATCCGGACCATTCCATGACTTCCTTCGGGATATGCGCGGTTCTCATCTTGCTGTCCGGATTGACTTGGATACCGATACCCCCGATCCATTCGCCGCCGGTGTCCCTGAGGTACTCGTCCGCGATAATCCCCTGGAAACAGAAACATCCCTGTTCGGTCCGGAGTTGGGCCGTAGTCTTCTTGTCGTGGCCGTACTTGAGTCGCTCGATTATCGAGCGCTTGTTCCGCCGGGGGTCGGTACTCACTTTGCTTCCTCCGCATCCTTCAGAGCCTTGCCGTACGATTTCTGGGACCATCTGTTAACCGGGTTCGCGATGATCTCGCCACCCGAGAACTGTTCCGCCAGTTCCCAGAGCCGGTCCAGGGTGTTGTCACCGTCGAACAACCGGTGTGCTTGGAACGGAGTCAGGCCGAGGAGTTCTCGGGCCTTTTCGGAAATCGACTTCGGCTCTTTGTGTTTTCCGTTACCATCCCAATCCGGAACCGTAACGCATTCGTTCAGGATATAGTCGGCCTGCCACACAAAGATGCTCCGACCACCGTCGCTTCGGTAGGTTTCCGGCTGGTACCAGTCCAGTTCAACACCCGGTTCGTGAATCGCCGTGTTACCAGCCAGACACCCGAACGAACCACACGCGGACGGGCGCGGCGGCGTGATCTCGTACCATGCGTCACCTTCCGGGATCTGAGCTTCGGTCACAGCCTTGGCCCAAAGCTCCTGATTGTGCTTGTCCGGGTGGATTGTGACGAACCGGAGTTCTTCCAACAACCTGCTCACGTTCAGCATGGCTCAGCCCTTCACGATTTCGGAGACAGCCCGGAGCTTGGCTTCCGCACGCTGGGCCCGGGTTTCGTACGCGTCGAGCACGTCCCGATACGAGATTTGCCCGTTCGAAAACTGGAGGGCCAGCCCCCACAATTCCGGAATGGAATTGTACGGGGAGAACAGACAATCCGCCTGTTCGTAGCTAAGCCCGAAAAGTTCCCGGGCCTTGGCCGCGATAGTTTTGACGCGGCCATTCGTATCCCGGCAATTCACAGCCTGGTAAGTACCCGTCCGAACGTACGCGGCGCTCATCACGTCATACGACTCTTTGGCCGTCCATTCCAACTCAAGCCCCGCACTGACCACGGCGTTCCCGGCGAGACACCCGGTAGTGCCACACGCGGACAGATCCGCCAGTCGACGCGGGTTCCTCTTGGCCTCGACCCAGACTTCCTGATTGTGCACTTCCGGGTTCAGCGTGATCCGGACAAGTTCATCCCGGAGCCGACTGGCCTGCTCGTAATCCATGTTCCGTCCTCTCTCGGTTGTTCTGTGCTGGCCACACCCACCCTGCCTCACAGGCCGAGCCGTGTCAAGCCTTGAACCGGCACGAGTCTGCTACGTCACATCTCCGGCACTTGTCATCCTCGGGCGAGGCAGGGAAGTCACCAGCTCGGACCGCCGTGTCCATGGTCACGAATTTCTCGGTCAAGACGTCGACGTTGATCAAGTCGTACGGGTACGTAGGGTACCCTGACTTGGTCATGAGAAAGTCTCCCTTGCTCGGCAAGGTATCAGGATCGGCCTCTGTGATCGCGACACCGGCCAGGCTCAGCTGTTCTACCTTGCCTGGCTTGTTCCCGGACTTGATGTCCCGAGCTACGACTTCACCGTGCCGGATTCCTCCCGAGCTAGTCGAGTGCGGATCTTTCATGACAGCCTGATCCAGCATCCCCTGAACCTCAACCCCGCCTAGATCAAGACTGAACCCAAGCTCGATTGCCGGAGTCCCGTCCGGGGTGATCCAGATCACTTCTTCGGGGTGCTTCTCGTACCAGCCGAGATACCGATCTACGTGTTCGAGCCCGATCTTGAACCGTCGTGGGATATCCTGCTCCCCGTTGTAGGGACCGGACCATTGCCAGTACTTCGTGTTCGGAGTCTCTTCTAGCATCTCGTCCGTCTTGGCCTTGTACGTGTCTCTGAAGACCTGTCGAACATCCTCGGGTGCCATGACTCGCCCAGACTTCTCCCAAGCCTCTGCTGCCGAATGAACGGCACTTCCCATCGAAAGCCAGGCAGCAGGCTTTTTCCAGACTCGTTCGATCCTGGCGAGGTAATACCGGTACGCACACCCTCCGAGCTCGGCCGAGTACTGTTCGAGTTGAGACCAACTTCGGTGCTCAGTCATCTTTCCACCAACTCGAATCGTTCTTGATCAGGTACCGACGAATGTCCTGTGGCGTCTCGCCGAGCTCGATCAGTTCGAGCACGGCTACCACGGCCATGCTCGCATAGTCCTCTTCTAAGTACTCGATCAGTTTGCTCCACGGATTCATTTCTGGACCGCCCCCGTCAACTCATATGGCCACGTATAGTTGTTGTCCCGAGCATGACGCCCGATAGTCTCGGGATTCAGCCCTGTTACCTCGACAAGCAACGGAAGTTGAACTCGGGTGTTGCGCCGGAAGAACTCGGCCCATTCCAGCTTGGTCGGATTCCGGCCTGGAGCGGCACCGGACAGTAACCGTTCTGCTACGACCCAATCAAACCAATCCCGGTTTAGGACCGGCTTCGGAACGGGGCCGTAGTCGTCCTCGAATCCGTCGCGAGTCCGCATCCGTTCAGCCAAACCCCGAGCGATCCGGGCTTGCCGGTCTCGTTCCCGGCGCCGTTCCAGACGTTCGGTGTCGGACATCCGGGTTCGCTTGCCCTTGGCGGACCGCTTCTTTTTCCGAGCTTCGTTGTACTTGGCCCGACTGTCGCTCAGGCAGGACCGGCATAGAGTGACACGGCCGTTACTGCGTGGTACAGTCCCAACCTTGTCCTTGTCGTGGCCGTTTCGACACAGGTTCATCTGAGCCCCTTTCTTCTGGCTTGGCCCGGACTGTACCTGATCAAGCCCGGCTTGGCAAGCTCGATCTTGGGGTGTACGCTGGATCGGAACGGCATGTTGCCGAACTGAAAGGACGTGGCGGAGTTGAGTGAAGCTCGTTCCCAGGTCTTGAACGCCGCTAGACGGGCCGGACAGGTCTGGGCCGAGGGTACTGCCCAATCCACGAAAGACCGGCTCCGGGAAAGTCACACGATGTTGTTCGAGGCCATGGAAGAACTCGCTAAGGCAACAACCCGAGGGAGATCCGACTTTGAGATTTGACGTAGAAGATCCGAATCCAATCGGGTGGCCGGAACGAGCGTACTGGGCTGCCTTGGCCGAAGCTGGAGTCAAGCCAATCTCGGTTTGGTCCTTGATCTGGGGTCCGGATAGTCCCGAAAGTCAGGAAGTCGTACAAGGCTTTCCTATGGCCCCAGAAGACCTTTCAGGGGCAGTTCCACCCCTTCCTTGGGGAAGGCAAGATCCGGGCTGGAAAGACTTTGTCAGAGACGTCTACGCTGAGATTGGCGAGGTACCGGAACACGACGAATACAAGATTGAGAGCGAGCGATTCAGGACAGGTCCAGATCATGAACAAGAACGGACTCTCAGCCTGAATTATGCGACTGGAGAAGACCTCGAATTTATCGATTATCTCGAAGACCAAACCGATTATGGACTGGAGCCAGAACAGGATGATTTTGACGATTTTGTGACGGAACTTCGGCCCGTTGCTGGCTTGACCAAGGGCGAGGCTGAGACTGTCCGGTGGGTAGCATCTGGTAACTCAGTGCTAGGATCTGACTACCTGGTGTGTATGAGTGAGGCACTCGACGTGACCTACGATGCAGCGAAGTCGGCCTGGAAACGGGCTCGGGTAAAGCTCCGGGATCACTGGGCCGGAGACCCAAACTAGGAACCCCATACTAGACAGGCTCAGACGGTGTCAAAACGTCCTGACCAGGGCAAACCTGATTTTGACACCGCTTGAGTCTGTATAGTAGGGGGAAGACATTCAAGACGTTCGCGTTCTCGCGCGGTATCAAGATCTTGACAAGTACTTGTCTTGTTCTAGAACAAGACATGATCATGACATGATCCTTAACCCGTAACATGTCGTGATCCGGATCTAGAGTGAACCTGGATGATTTATCACTGACCTGACACTTCCAGCTTGATCTAGATCTAGTCCATGACATGAACCTGTCTTGTCATCAGTCTAAAAACTGATCTCAATATAGGTTATGTCATGAACCTGTGCTGGGTTGAGCTTGAACTAGTTTGGTCCTCCTCTCCTGGACTAGTTCAAGCTCCCCTCTTAAGTCTTAGTATTAGGTGTTTTACTGTTTCTTACTAATTCAAGTTCCGGAACAGGACATGATCATGGCCGATAACAGAGGTAAGAAACCAAGCAAGAACAAGCCGAGTACTGGCACGAAAAAGGATATGCGATTAAAGGGCCGAGGCAAGAAGCCAGGACCAAAGCCTAAGTACTGATCCTGTCCTGTCATGGCCAAGACAGTCTGTGGTTGGTGCCAGCGATATCATTGCATATGTCCGAAGAAGAGAGGATCAGGTTAATGGACGAGGCCAATGAATTCTGTGTTGATTGCTATCTAGATCTAGACACATGCATGTGCGATGATGAAGATTATTGCTTTGAGTGTGGCAGTATCATGGCCGATTGCTGGTGCGATGACGACTACGGTCCGGACCGCGATGATGATTCGATTGATGATCAGCTTTCGTTGTTGTTTCAGGACTTGACTTTGGAGTGATCATGTGGGTGGGGACGTTACCCTCCCCATGTGATCGTTTAGACGAT